CGCTTTGATATATCTCATCATTAATAACTTTAGAAAATCTATCAGCTATACCTTCAAAACCACTAAATGATTGTGTTTTAAGTGCATTGATTGTTTCAAGGTCAACTTCTGTTAAACTTTTAAATTTATTGGGGATTGGCATTTCGCCAAAAGTATCAAGAACTTCTTTTGCAATCTTATTGTATTCTTCATTAATAATTAAATCAGCTTCATTTAAAAATGTAGATTCAATAATGTTTCTTATTCTTGGCTGTAACTGTATAGCTAATCTTTGAGAAACTAACTGCCCTTTTGTGGCTCTTGAAACTTCCTTAATAACATCTTCTTCTAGCTTATATAATACATTGATTATACGTTCTTCATGTTGGTCGGCTAATTTTTCTAATATTCTGGACATTACAATGGGAAATCTTTTTTCCAAGCCTTAATTGACCAGTAAGCAGGGCTTAGTGTCTTTTGCCCTTTTACCTCTTTTAAAACACCACCCATCCTAGCTAGGAAAGATTTTTGTCTTGCAGGAATATTCTTTTTAATGGTCATACCTCTAGCACCAAAAGTTACTTTCTTCACATTGCCAGAAGATTTGTCTTTTACATAAACACCAAACTTTTTGTTTTTGGATTCAGTTGTAGATAGCCTAAAAGGTTTATTTAGTTTTACTTCCCTGCCTCTGTACTTCGCCATCTTCTTTATCCTCTAATCTTTCATTAATTATTAAACCACAACCTGTACATTTATAAACATCTTTTGGCTCGATTTCTTTTGCATAAGTTAAGCATCTAGGACATATCAAATAATTTATATAATCATTCATTTTTATCTTGCAAAATTAACTCAAACCCTGCGGAAATAGCAGAAGTTGCACTTGCTTTGCCCTGTAATTCAATATCAGTTTTTTCTTCTATCTTAATTGGAACAATATAATTCTTTTCTATAAATCCACCTCTAGTTGTTACAAAGGCTTTTGTATTCCAAACATTACCATTAGATATTTGTTTTGTTAAAAATCTAATTTCATTTTCTAAATCTTTTGAGCTTCCTACATCTATTTGCATAAGATAAGCATTATAATTTCTAGGAACTGTATAAACACACATTAGAGTTTGCCCATATCCTGCTTGTATTTTGGCAACACCAACTGTAGAAACTGTAATAGTTATTGTACCCACGTTTGCATTACCAGTATTGGCAGTCTTCATAAAGGCTCTAAAAACCCTACTAAATGTAGTAGTTCCCGCACTTCCACCAATAGTTAAAACTTCTGTAGCCAAATCATAATTCTCATCTAAGCCCTGTATTTCTACTGTTCCAGTATTATCAGAAGATGTATCGCTTGAGGTAGCTGTGGCTGTACCTGCAGAAGATGGATATGTATAAAGGTTATTGCCATCCCAGATAGTTTCAAAACTTGAACCCACTGCTGTATTCAAACCAAACTTATGTATACCACTAAATCTATTGACTAGACCTTGCTGTAAACCTAAACCAAAAGGTGCATTATTTATACTTGCAAAACTCATTTCTTTTTCCTTTTACGTTTACTTGCCCTAGTAATAATATCTTTATCAAAAGTCCCAGATTTACCTCTGCTTATTAGCTTATTTACCCTTGCCATAGCCCACGCTTGCATAGGTATCTTAGGTCTACTGCCACTAGAAAGAAAAGCACCTTGACCTCTACGAAAACTAGCCTTTAAATCTGTTAAATTAAATAGCTTAGATTTCTTTGCTTTAGCCTTTAAAGTATTAAGAGTTGCTGCTGACAATGGTTTTCTTTTAACAGCCATTAACCAGTTCTCCTCTTTAACAAAGATAAAGGTATTCTTGCACCAGACTTATATAAAGAACTTACTTGCTTTATAAGACTAGCCCTTTGGTTTCTCTTAGCACCCTTTAACCCAGATAAATATTTCTTAGGTATCTTGGTCTTTTTATCTTTTGGAACTTTACGTTTCTTGGACAACTGTCTGACCCTCTACCTCTGTAGTCTGAAACTGCCCTCTAGTTGTTCTAGTAGCATCTATTTCATCATTAATGGTTTTAATAGTCTCATTATCATCTATGACTGCTTCAGCTATTTGCTTATCTATTTCTTTGTTAAATGTTTCTGATTTAATGCCACTAGCTTTAGCCATTTGTAAATAAGTTAGGTCGTTAGCCCAATCTCTAATATCAAAGGTGTCTGGATAATTTACTTTACCATTCCATTGCTTATCCTGCCATCTAGCAAATAATGCCCAAATCTGTTCTTCAGCATTTTCTAAATAATCGGCTTTTTCTGATAATCTAGCGTTTAATAATTGAAATTCAGTCTGTAAGGCTATTCCACTAGCTATCTGTGAACCTGTAGCTCTTACTGAACCCATATGTGTTATCCTATCAATAGCATCTACTTTTGATTGTATACACTTCATAATGCTTTCTAGGTTTTGCCCACTAGGTTGGATAATATAAGGCTTTAGGCTTGCATCTAAATCCTCTGGTATTTCTATAATAGCACCTGCACCTGCACTAGCTTCTACATTAGGAGTTTTAACCAAGCTAGGATGGTTGGCTAATCTGATTAACTGTTCTTTTTCTGAGTAATCATTATAGATTGATTGCTGCAAATAAGCCACGTCAGCTAAGTCACTTATGCCAATAGGTCTTTTTCCGCCTTTAAGATTATAAACATTAACAGCAGGTATTACACCTAAAGGATTAGGTATTTCGTCTAAAAGTTTAGGTTCTTTATCTGTATATTCTTCAGAGTAATCTTCAAACTCATATGTTGCTATAGTTTCTTCTGTAAAGACTTTTATTATTGCTCTCTGCGAATTTATATCTTCTATAACAACTAATAAATCTAAATAAAATCTACCACTAGCTGATCTCTTATAATTCCAATTAACTATGTTCTCTGGTGTATATATTGAAACATATGGTCTTATGTCTTGAGCCAATTCTTCTGCTCTTGTCTTAGCGTTAGACTGTGGCTTATCTATTACAACCCAACAATTCCCATAAATACTAGAGTTCATTTGAACTTCTCGCATTACAGTATTGAAGTTTCTTCCATCAAGGTCAGCATCGACCAGGAATGATGCTAATTGTGGGTCACCATCTAAATCGCCATAATCTCTTGTGGGTGGAACTCTCCATAAAAAGCTAGTGTAAATCTGCACAACATTCTTACAATGATTGTCAACTGGAGTATGCCTTATCCTCGCATCATACTCTTCTGGAGTTTCTAATATGTATCTATGTAAGTAATAACCATTTCTATAATCATTCCCACCTAAATAACTTCTAATATAAAATTCCCAATTAGAAATATTAGCGTGCCATAAATCATGTTTGCTTTTTAGAAATTCTTTGTCCATCAACTCCACCTCTTAGGAGGGCTTGCAACAAAATTCCGTCTAAGTGGGAAATTAAACTCAACTAAATAACCAAGAGCATCATTCATGTGGTCGTATCCACTATCCTTATCTGGTATATGTGTTCCCTCTTTATATATCTGTCTTTCTATGCTTTTAATTACATTTTTGCAAGAGTTTAGAATAAACAGATTATTCTTACCATTAACATTTTTAAGTTTTGAATTAACTGCGTTAATCCTATCCCTCACAAGAGGTGCTGTGTTTCTACATTTTACATCAAATCTTGCATTTTTCAATATACTTATGTCAGTTAACCCACCTGCGGAGGTTTTTCTTTGTCTAGCACTAGGGTCTGGATAAACTATTATTTGTTTATTTGGGTATCTATTTCTTATTTCTTCGCACATTTCTTGTGTATTTGAAGAGTAAATTTGTATCTCATCAATAACCACTATTGTTTCATTAAAGACATAACAAACTACAGCAGTCATAGGGTCTACGTTAAAATCCAAACCAATATGCAAAACTGGATATTCTTTATCAAACTTTTCAATAATATTCTTTTGCCTATCAAAATTATAATAAATCATTCCAGAATAATTAACAAAGGTAGCTTCATATTCCTGTTGGAATGTTCTTATATCTAGGTCTTGTTTAGCTTGCTCTACTTCTTCATCACTTACGTTACCACCCTCTAAGGTTGTATATTTAAATGATGACCAATCTTTATTTGTTTCGCTTAACTTATAAAGCTCATATGACCAGTTACCAAAGCCTCTAGGGCTACCGCAGAATAATGCATGACCCTGTTTGTCTGAAAGTGTAGGTCTAAGCACCTCAAACCAAGCTTCTTTATGTATATCAGCAAACTCATCTAAAACTATAAAATCTAAACCAACTCCCCTTAATGATTGCTCATTATCTGCACCTCTAAGGCTTATTCTTGAGTTGTTTCGCAATGTTATAGTTAAATCGCTATTGTTAATATTCTTTACCCATTTATGCTCTATTAACTTGTCTTTTAACTCACTCCAACAAATAGCTTTGGCTTGCCTATAACTCGGTGCTACATACCAAACTCTTTTATTAGGTTGGCTTGCAAACTTTGCTAATTCATTAATAGCCAGATAGGTTTTGCCAAATCTTCTTCCAGTAATAAGAACTCTAAATCTTGCTTTATCTGTAATAACTTCTTTTTGAGGAATCGATAAACCCATTAATCATAAGACCATTGCAAAGGTTCTTCAGTTTCGTTTTCTTCAAACCTATCTTTCTGACCTAACATATTCTTACCGAGAAAGATTTGCATTGTTACATTGCCATTTTCTGCTGATTGCCATTGCAACTTTCTTAGCCTAATTTTCACGTTGGCTCTACCTTTTACTAAATTTTCGGAATAACTTTTTCTGATAAGACTTTCATCGCACCCATAAAAGTCAGCTATTTCCGTATTAGTACAGCCATAAGATGCTAATTTATAAATCTCTTCTTGATCGATATTATATTTCTTTGGTCTAGCCATATCCTATTTAACCCTAGTGAGGTATTTTTTGATTAGAATTGCAATTCTATATCTTTTTTATCTTCATTATTCTTTGTGCAGCCCTTAAATTGATCTTATTGGACATGCTATAAGTTCTTTTAATTTTTCTCTTCTTCATAGGTCGTTTGTCTATGAGTTCCGATAAGGTAGCTGTAGTGGTGAATCCGTTCATTTCTTTTTTCTTTTACCTTTATGAGCAGAGTCTTTCATTAAGCGACCATCTGGCATGTAATGATATCCCTTTGGTGCTTTTTTACGTTTTTTAGCCACTACTTCTTCTTCATCTTTTTTGTTTTTTTCTTTTTCTTCATTGGTTTTCCATAATGACCAGGCATATTCAATCTCCTTTTTGTTAATAAATGAATAATATCACAAATATAATTTTGTTCTATACCTTTTTGATTTTATCTTTTTGATGTTTCTCATTATTCAAACTCCCTTATTTTTTTATCTAACCTAAAACATAATCTTCTATTTGTTTCTAATTCATCCTTATGATTTTGTAGGAAATCTAAACCCTCTTTATATTCTTCTGAAAAAGGTTCTAAATTTGGTTCATCTTCATTAAAACTTTCTAACATTTGATCTAATATTAATTTATACCCCTCTAAAGCTGCCATTAGATGCTCTAGCTCATCTTTTGAAAATGCTACTTTCATTGTCTTTTCCCCCATAAATTAAAATCAATTTTATATTTTATAACCTCTAAATCACCACTTTCCCCAACACAATATTGAAAATAAGCAGCCATTTCTTCAGTATCACATTTATCTGCTTTTTCTTTTAAATATTCCATTTTTTCAACAATTATTGATCTTAATAATTTTAATTCATTATCACTTAATTCAAGTTGATTTATTTTAAGTTGTTCCATTTTTATTCTCCCTTTTGTTAAATTTTTTTGTTTAAATCAAATTTGTCGCATATTTGCCTTGTAGTAAGGGTTTCGCCATACCAATTAGCAAACTGAAACTTCATAGATGTAGTTAGAGCATCCCTTAATTTATCATAATTAACACCACCATATTCAGATGGATTGGTTTTAGCTTTGTTGTGAACTTGATCTATCCAACTTTGGATTAAATCTTTTTGTGGCTGTGAAAGCTCTTTTTCTGCCCGTACAGCGACCTTATCACCTTTTTGGTGTGATTGTACCTTTAAAGGTGTTTTCGGCTTTCTACGGGCTTCTTTTCTGCACCAATTCATATAAAAGGCATTTAGGTTAGCATATTTCTTTTTATTTCCATTTTGCTCATTCCACAATTTTATATCTTCTAAAATTTCTTCTGCATCTAATTCTCTATCAGTTGCATATTTTTTTAATTCATCTGTTAAAACTAATTCTGTAAGTAAATTTTCTTTTTTCTTATTTTTCTTATTTATATTTATATAATGGTTATTATTAATGGTTCGTACGTCACTAGTGTCGTAACCATTTCCCGATTTGTCGTAACCATTTTTCTGGATGCGACAATCTGACACGTCAAGGGTGTCGTAACCATTTATCTTTGGAAACGAATAAAGTGACGTTTTATTGGGTCTAAAATGCACTTTTATCAAACCTAATTTATTTAAATTATCCAACTTCCTCTGAACAGTTCTAATTGAACATTCTGATCTTTTAGCCAATAACTCCTGCGATGGATAAGCATATTCAGTAGCATCATTATAAAGATTAGCTAAATTAATCATTATCAGCTTAGAAGTTGGGTCACCTATTTCTAAATCAATTACATAATTTATTGCTTTTATACTCAATTAATTCCCCCTTATTATTGGACTAGTTCCAACTACTTTAAATTTGTCAATAGGATAATGTGCAACTATGCCAAAATCTAAAACATCATTCCGATCTGATCTACCACCTAATTGTACTTCGAAATCCTCTGTAAAATCTATGTGACCCATAACGTCAGCCCAACAAACTAAAAGCAAAACCCTCATCCCTGTAATATCTGCTAAACTTCTAGCTGCTTGCACTTTGTCAAGACCAACAAACATAGTATTATATTTATCTTTATTAAAAACTCTACACTTGACTTCTACAAAACCATAAATTTTTTTTCTATTATAAATTGCAAAATCTATTTTCTGATTAAAAGGCAACTTCTTTTTTTCTAAATTATATATCTTGCAAAATTCATCTATTACAGCTTGTTCACGTCTTAAATCATCTTTGCTTTCATAAATTCGTCTTTCCATTAGGATTTTTCCTTATTGTTATATAAATCACAAAAATCATCTAAATCCATCACAATCAAAGGCTTTTTTCTATCAGCAGCAATAACCAAAGCATCAGCTTCTTCAATCCACTCATAAATCTGTTTAAAACCATTACCTCTTTTCTTTAGCTCTAAAACATAATCCTGATTATTAAGGTTGGCGATAATATCCCCTTTGAGCCACGTTGAGCCAGACAAGGGAACACGCTTTGCTTTTATGTCGTGAAACTCTAACTTGTGTACAATCTCACGCTCAAATCTTGCTCCCTTATCTCTTTGCATTTTACCCATCTATCCAATCCCTTAGCTGAACTTCGTCTTTGCTAATTTCTTCAATCTTAATAATCATATGAACTGAGGGTATTCTTTGCCCATTAATCCACCTATTAACAGTTACATTGCTGACACATAAAGCATCAGCAAACTGTTTTTGAGATATGTGGTTATTTGATAACCAATCTTTAAGTTTCATTTTTTTCTCCTAATGGAACTTGATTAAAAAATTTTTCACCATCTGCTGAATATCCTATTTGTTCAATTTGATGAATATCAAAATCATCAGAAATAAGGTTACAAACATTTTTTAAATCATTAGCTTCAATAATGTATTCTTCAAAAAATCCAAATGGATTATATCCTTTAACATGAAACCTATATAATAATTTTGCCATTTATATCTCCTATCCAAACACTACTAATAAAAACCAAGCAAATCCAAATAATAAAAATAGAAATGCTAACTCTAAAAAATAAACACCAAAGTTTTTAATAAATTTAATCATAAGTTTGCTCCCTCATATTTATATTGTGCGACAAATTCTTCATAAGACATTGGCTTAATATTAACTTGTAGCTCCCCATCTTCGATACCCCAATCGGCATCGCACTCTTCTAAGTAATCTTCGTAAAGTTCTTTAAAGTTCATTTTTTTCTCCTATAAAAGAGGAATGTGCTTTAAGCACACTCCATTTCAATATCTAATTCCATTAAATCTAAATGAGTATAAACAGCTTTTAGTGCTGCTTCTCTATTGTCTTCAAAAGGTGAATTTTGGCTCATCTCAATCATATCTTTAAGAAGTTTAAGTCTTAATAATTTGTTTTCTTTTTTTGTTAATGTAGTCATTTTGTTTCTCCTTGTTTCTGTTTATAAGTGGATTATTACCGATTTGGTTAATAGAGTCAAATAAAAAAATATCTTTTTTGTAAATTTTTTTGTTGATTTATCAAATTTAATGATTATTATCAAAATTATGAGAGACAAAAATGACATAGGTTTAGAATGGTTAAGTGTTGATTTAGATCACCTTAGCCCATCGCAATTACTAACATCCACACCTAGCTGGATATTTAAATATCTGCATTTAGGTAAGGATAGAAGAAATATAGTAGTAGGTGAAAATGCTGCATTAGGTTCTGCTGTTCATAATGCCATACAGAATGTTTTATGTGGTATTCCATTATATGATGCGACCAGGGAAGCACAAATTGAATTTGATATGCACGATGCTAATGAAGATGCAGCAAAGCGTATTAAATATCGTGGTATTATCCCACAAATGGTTCAAAATGGTGTTGATATATTATTGGAAAATGGTTTCTTTGCAGCTATCCCAGAAGAAAAGATAACTACAAGATTTGATGATGTTAATGTTGACATAATTGGTTATGTTGATTTGGTTGTGCCTAAAACAATATTTTGTGAAATGAAAACAAAAGCACCTAGAAAAACAAGACTATTAAAAGATGGTTCTCAAGGTTGGTCAAAAGGTTCACTTCCTAAAGCACCAGAAAAGAACCACGTTATGCAATCAGCTATCTATCAAAAAGCATTAAATATAACGCCATCCATTTGTTATATAAATGAAATTGAAGCTGTACTCTTTACGCCTTTTAATTGTGATGAATTAAAGGCAGATAATCTAGCTAAATGCCTTGAGGAAATGAGACAAAAAGCATTAGTTAGACAAAATCTATTGAAGTTTAGTGATGATCCAAAAGTCCTAGCTTCAATAGTTGATCCAGATTGGGATCACGCCTACCAATGGAAACTAGAAGATGAATACTTACAGAAAGCGAGGAAATTATGGGAGTTCTAGTAGACGAAGATAACAATTTTAAAGACAACAAAAGTAATCAAAAATATTTAATTAGGGCAATAGGTCGATTTAAATCAGAAGCTAAAGTTGATAAATCTGGTAAAAATCCTATGTTCAAATCAGAATATAATACTTTAAATGATGTTTTAAATGCTTTAGATAACATTCAAGAATATGGCTTAGACTTTATTCAATATGTTTCAATAGATCATTTAGTCACCAGAGTGATGCACTTAGAAAGTGGTGAATCCTTTGAAAGCATGATGGAATTAAAAACAGAAAAAGAGACATACCAGTCATATGGTTCATGTTTAAGTTATTTAAGAAGATATGCTCTTATGACTATGTTCGGTCTTAGATCAGCAGATGACGATGGAAACAGTTCGCTTAGAGGTCGTGGGAGTTCTCCCCTTGTTTCTCATAAACCTGCGACCTCTGGGGTCACTAACAAAACCTCCTCCAACGTTGGTGACCCCCCTAAAATTAACTTAAAAGAAGAGTTATCCAAATGCAAAACTGTCAAAGAGGTCAATGCTTATTGGGTTAAAAACTTTTCCGCAAAAAATAGAATAACAACCGATGAAGAATTAGAAATATTCACAAACAGAAAAAAGGAACTTAATAATGAATAATTGTGTATTTGATGGAAGATTAGCAAGAGATGCTGAACTTAAAGACTTAGGTGAAAACAAGGTCTGTAACTTCTCTATTGGCTCTAATGTAGGGTTTGGTGATAAGCAAAAGACCATATGGCTAGACTGCTCTATTTGGGGTCGCAGAGGTGAATCTCTAAATGATAGCTTAAAGAAAGGTCAACAAGTGTTTATCTCTGGTGAGTTATCCACAAGGGAATATGAAAAAGATGGTGTTGCTAAAACTGCATTATCTTTAAATGTTCAGAGTTTAGCTTTTGGTGCATCATCAAGAAATGCTGAAGATAAAACATTATCTAATTCAACTGAACTAAATGATGAGATACCTTTCTAATGAATAAGAATGAGTTATTAGATGCCTGTAAAGTTGCCCTTAATAGTCGAGGGCAACATTATGGCAGGGTATTAGAAAACCATAGCCGTATCGCTAAAATATGGTCTTTAATACTAGGATTAGAAGTGACTGAAGAACAAGTTGCTCTGATGATGGTTGGATTAAAAGTTGCTAGATTAATAGAGACACCAGATCATCAAGATAGTATTTTAGATATAGCAGGTTATGCAGCAGTAATGAGTGAATGTGTTGAGGAAAAGAAGAACCAAAAAAGTACCGATAAACAAACAGAGGGATATCTTTGGCACAAGAATTAAGCGAATTAAGAATTGTGTTTTTTGTGAAATTGGTATTGACTTAGATGAAGATATATTTGTAGCAGATGGTCGTGGTGATCTTCTGCACTTAACTTGTTTTAATGAAAGATTGGAGGCATTTAATGAGGGAAAAAGTTTACAGAGGGATAAAGAGAACAAAGGAACAGATTGAAGAACAACATAAGCAATTTAGCAACTGCTATAAATGTGAGGTAGAATTAGAACCTATAAAAGTTCCCAGAGTGCAACCTAGAATGTGTAATAAATGCAGAAGAAATGCTAATTATAGTGATGCACAACTAAAACAAATTCCTAAAATGCTTCAAAAACAAAATGCTAAAAGAAATGATCTTGAAGAAGAAATGTTTGAAGATTGCCCTGTAGCAGTAGCAGAATATGAGAAAGAAAAAGGTGTTGGGTATAAATGGTTTACACCAGTAAATAGTTCTGGAAATTCTATGTTGTCTACAATGATGTCATCAAATCCAAATAATTATAAACATAAAGTTGGTTCTGCTAGAGATGGTGTTAGGTATAAAAGAAAAGATTTATAGGAGTTTAAAATGCAATCACACAAATTCACAATTTTTTATATATTATCGATAGTTTTAATTAATATTGGTTTTGTTTATGTTCCTCTAATACCTTTTTTTGACACTATGTATCCACCTATGAGCATAGCAGTTGGTTTAATATTTGTTTTAAGAGATTATGCTCAAAAAGAAATAGGACATAAAGTAATTTTAGCAATGGGGATTGGTGCTTTGCTAAGTTATATTATGGCTGATCCATATGTTGCACTAGCTTCATTAATTGCTTTTGCAGTATCTGAAATGATTGATTGGTCAATATTTACTTTTACAAAAAAACCTCTACCTAAAAGAATATTATTAAGTTCTTTAATTTCCACACCAGTAGATAGTGCATTATTTTTGTATATAATTGGACATTTTAGTTTGTTAGCAACTGCTACAATGTTTGTTTCAAAAATGATTGCAGCTTTAATTATTTATTACTATTTAGAGAAAAAAGATAATGAATATATACAACTTTAAATTAGTTTGCCGTTGCCCAAATGATAGCACAGTAAACATATATGATGTTATCATAAAATCAAAAAACATAATTCAAGTTGAAGATTTTAATAAATTTCAATCTAAAATATATAATGAAAAATATTATCAAGAACAAATTTATGAATTATTAAAAGACTGTTTTGATGATGTTAAAGTTATTGGAAATCATTTAGGAATTAAAATTGTTTCAAAAAAATGATCCATTATCACGGCACACCATTAACTCCTAAAGAGCAATTTTACAAAATGGCAGGCAAGCATTTTTGTGTTTCATTTGCCAGACCAGATGATGCAGAAAGATGTTTATTAATTGGTCAATCTATTATGTGGGATAATGGTGCATTTACAAGTTTTACAAAAGGGAAAAAACTTGACTTCAATGCTTATTGTAAATGGTTGGAAAATAAATTAGGTCATCCTCATTGGTGTGTTATTCCAGATGTTATAGGTGGCTCTGTAGAAGATCAGAAAAAATTAATAAAACAATTCCCATATCCTAAAGAATTATCTTCACCTGTTTGGCATCTAAATTTAGATTTAGATTATTTATTATTTTTAACAGATAATTATTCAAAAGTTTGCTTTGGTAGTAGTGGTGATTATTGGAATGTTGGTGATGAAAGATGGTGTTCAAGAATAGACAAGGCATTTAATTTACTTGCACAAAAAAACAAACATCTTCCATATATACATATGTTGCGAGGTCTTGCTCTAGGTGGAACTAAATATCCATTTGCATCAGCTGATAGCACAAATGTAGCGAGAAATTTTAAAGACAAAAATCAATGCCCAGAATTAATGGCAAGGAAAATAGATGCTATGCAAAATCCTATACATTGGGAAATAGCATCTACACAATTAGAAATTAACCTATAATGGTGAACCTTGACAACAATCATCAATAACTGAATGGCACAATACACATTGTTCATGTCCACCAACATTAACAGTCTGCAATGCTCCTTGACATCTAGGGCATCTAGGCAAGCAATGAGTTATTGTTTCAACCCACTCTTCACCAAAACCTTTTTCTTTTTTATCTTCTTTGTCCCATTCTTTTTTTAGGTTTTCCCACTCGTTCATTTATCTTCCTTTTTCTTGCTAAAATTAACACCTAAATTCTTAGCTGCTCTTTCACCATACCAAAATCCCATAGAAAGCAGGTTTAATTGCCATAACATCTCCATAGTATCTTGCTCAACATTCCTAGTTAAAAACCCATAAATAAAAGCACCTGCTAATAAATAGGTTAATACAGGTCTTACTGATCCTCTTAATATTTGGATTGTCCAATGAACTTGATCTCCTCGACCCTCATAAGCCACAACAAAATCCCTAAAAGAACCCTCTGCTTTTTGGATTTCTTTTTCCATTTCCATCTTAGCTTTTTCTTTAGCCTTTGGGTCTGGTATCAAATCTAAAACTTTTCCCATTGCAGGTTGTAATAATGGTAATAATGCTTGTATCATTTTAATAACTCCATATATTAGGTCTAGGTGCTTCGTCATAGGTGTCTAGGTGTAAAAACCTACCAGAACCTTTTTGTTTAATCCCTATGCCCTTAAAACCTAGATTAATTGCTAATCTAATCAATTTATATGCTTCTTGTCCATCACAAGCAACGTCTACTGCTAAACCTCTAGTGTGGACTCCTGGTCGTTTCTTAGATGCTTCTACAGGATGTTTTGGATCACGAAAACCACTAGTAATAATTAATGGTTTACCATAAGCAGTTCTTAATTCTTGCAGTTTACCCATAAAATGCTCATTCATAAAACATTTCCCAGTAAAAGTGCAAGCTAACTCTTTTTCTGTAAAATTAGGATAGTTTTCCCACCTCATTACAATCTCCTTTGATTTACTATTTGCAATGCTTTTTGAAATGAAAAATATTCAACATCATTTTTTTCAAAATATTCTTTTCTGTATCTTTGTGACAAGACTTGTACTTGCTCTGTCGCATTAAATACCACTCGTCTATGATTAATTCCAACGTGCGCCAATATATCATAACTTTCTACACCTTTAACCTTTTTGTTTCTGCCACTACCATTATTAAAATGATATATAGCTGTAATTCTGCTTTTCTCTAATCTTAATGATGCTGATTTTACTTGCACTCTTAAATATTGATCGTATTTCCAAGCTATCAAATCCACACTATCTTGCTGTGCCATTGATACTTTCCAACCTAATTCTAATAGCGATGTGGCACATATATATTCACCGATTAAACCTTTTGTGGTTTCAGCGATTGGCATTAAATGCTTCCATTATCTCTTTTATGGTTCGCTTGCATCCTATACATATTTTATTTTCATCTAACTTACAAACTCCAATACAAGGTGATTTATTTGGCAACACTTCTTAAACTTTCCATAACCTTATCAATATTTGGCTCATCTTGGTTGGGATTATAAATACATTTATATTGTTTTGGACACCAACTTTCAATCATCATTTCATAAGTTCTATTTCCACCTTGATAGATACAGGCTTGCTTTCCTGTAATTTGTGACTTAATTCGTTTCTTTAATCTGCAAGTTGTATATTTAGGATTAGGTGTTATGCCTTGATTTATCTTTTGTTGGCTAGTGTATTCTTTGGATTTATATTTATATCCATCAGCAATAGATACACTTGCATCACATATCATTGATAATGTTAATGGCAAAATCACAATAAATTTAATCATCAAATTGCCTAATAATAGAAATATCGTTTATATTTATAGGCTCTGCTGCTCTTGCTCTATCAATCCAAATCTTTGCCACTAAAGTGAAAAAACCTAAAACTAAAGCACCAACAAAAATCCAACCAACTATCTCAAATATTTGTTGTCTCATTCTTTGCTGTTTATAAACTAATTCTTGACGTTCTTTTCTTATTTGACCCTCCATTGCCAATAAATCATTATAGGCATTTATCCCATAAGTCATATTTAGGAACATCTTTAGTTCATATCTTTGCTCTTCTAGCTTCTTTTTTGCTGCATATGCTTCAATAGCAGCTTGCTCTATAGATTGTGCATTAAATAATTTTTTGAATAATGGTGGATTTTTAGCTTGCTTTTCAGCATTATCTACATCAGAAACTGCACCCATCCAACGAGATAAATCGCCAGACATTTGCTCTAAATCTCGACCAACTGAAAATCCTTGTTTAATGGCGTTAAATGCTGAACTAGCAACACCTATAGCAGCAGATATAGTTACTGGATCTATGATGGTTCTCCATTATTTTCCTAGAAGTTTTTGAACAGTTTCAGTTTCATATATGCGAATAGAAAACC